TGGATCTCGGTATTGATTTAAATAGACTTGCAGCGATATGCGCAATTCCTTCCTCACTCTTTAAATATTTTCCTGTGGATGATTTCAACATCTCAGAACTTAAAAGTTGGGCAGCACGAATTACGTCACCCGATGTCACGGCAGATCTAACGCCAGATTTCTCAAAGTCTGTTCTTGTTCCAAGATGGTATGCATTCAAGACTAATCCAGCTTTTTGCGGAACAGTCAAAGAATCCCATGTTGTCGCGCCAATTGAGTCTCGTGCAGAAACAATTGTGTTAACTATATCCATATCTAATAAAACTTTTGCTTGAGACTTTGTTATTCGAGTCTCATAACCACTCAAACCATTAACTGCGACATTTTCTCCATTTCTAAGTGAGATATATCCTTGGTTTAATTCTCTTTGAGTAATTTTATGATTATAGCCTATAATAACTTGTCCATCATCTGTCAAAGATGAACGTGCTGTTAATGATAATGGTAAATGTAACATGACACTATCAGAAACTAATTTCGACACGCCAACACCATCATTAATAATATTTCCGCTAATTGCAGTTGGGTGACCTGATCTTGCTTCTGGATAATCAATTGCGACTGGTTTTTTCGGCGACTTTCTAATCTTCTCAGCAGTTCTCATGTCTCCAAACCCCACACCTTCTGGTGGAGTTTGATTATTAAATCCTGGTAAAACACCTAACATGGCAGGTGCCTGACTAAATGTGCCGTCTAAGAAAAATCCCATAACATACTCACCCTCTTTTGGAGTAGAGAATGAATCGTTATTGTTAATTGAGTAAACGGGAACTGCCCATGGAAGATCTTCTGTTGGAATAAGACTCTTATCTTCGCTGTGGACACCAAAGATCCTTACCTTACATCTTCCAATTTTTTCAGGATCGTCGCGGTCTTCAACAACACCAACCCACCAAATGAAACCCTCAAATCCTATGAAATTCTTTATCTGTTTCATGAATTAATTACCAAATTCCAAGTTGAGTTATATGGAGGCGCATAATTTAAATTGAAGATTACAGAGTCTTTGCAGAGCTGTGCATGCGCAAAATATTTATCACCTAATAGTTGATGTCTTAATCCAGTAATTAGATATCTTCCTGATAGCATAGAATCTAGTTTAATATTTTGAATATCAACTTTTGCATCATTCTCTGGGATGTTTAGTCTCACAATATCACCAACAGACAACATGCTATCACCTGGAATATCAATATGCATTTTAGTGGCAGTTAACAGTGCAATTCTAGATGCTCTAACTAACAACCAACGTCCAACCAAATCACCCTGAAATTTCGGAAAGAATCGTTCGTATGATGAAGATCCATTGACAGGATCATTAAATCGATTTTTTGCTAGATTAAAAGGAATATTCTGATTCAATGTGGTAAAAGTATTATTATTCAATACAAACTTCTCATTTTCTACTTTTCTATTCAAGAAGTCAATTTTCTTAATTCTAGAACCATATGCACCACTGTTTATCCCCTCAAGCATGTCAAACATTTGCTTAACTTCGAATTGATCAAGTTTATCATGTTTTGACGCGAGAGATTCTGACGGATTTTCGTTTTTTGGTGCATAGTAAATTGTTCTTTTAATTTGCCCACTTAATAGATTACTGAATGATCTAAAAGTAAATCCATTCGTAGTCTCATAGAAAAAGAATCCTGGGGATAAATCAAACTTACTCAATGCAAAAGAAGAAACCCAATTAATTGCCTCAAGTGGTCTCATGTTTGGGATGATCAATGGGCTATCGTCAATAGATGTAAGTAAAGTCGACTCTTCAATTTCATTTGCAGGTAATTTCTTTTCAGAAATTCTTAAAAAGTTTCTTGCAATTGTAGTTACAACATCAGACAGTTTCTTTTCTTTAAATGATTTTGATATCATATACTGCTGATTGATGAAAAATTCTTCAGAACAAAAATGGAGTTTATATGATGCGTTAGAAGTTTGACGCATGCTCAAATTTGTAATTTTGTAGATTCTAAATGTTTTTTCGTATTTGTTTAGAGACGGAGTTTTAAAACTTATAGACAAAAACTCATTACCGTGCATCTGCATACGATTGATAATATTTGCAGAGTCTTTGATTGTAATATCGCCATTTAACACATTGCTAAAAATGTCCTCGTAAATATTGATCTCTTCAAATACATTGTCAATATCAATGCTAGCACCCAGAGCATTAACAATCTTCAGCTCTTGTAGAAAATAATCATATTCTGTTCTAGGCTGCGAACCAGCCTTGCCACTAGGATTTTCTTCTCTCATTATTGTGCCATAAATGAATTAAATTGCGTTTCGATAGCACCGATGATAGATGATTTTGGTACTACAATTCTTCTTCTATTCTCATTGAGTTCAAGTTCATAGTCGTAGTAAGAAATTGGAGATACAGTAGTTGCAATTGTAAACACTGTGTTATCAGCCATAGTGTAACTGTTTGAGTATGAGGTATTTGTATTTACTGCAATCACTGAATTTGTTGAGTAATTATAAGAATTGGCAGTTACTCTATATTTCTTCACCTCTGAGAATGTAGGGTCAAAGGTGCTTGATCGTGTTTCAGAAACTTCATAGTGACTTGTGTTATTAACTGCCCACTGATAGCCATCTTGATTGTTGGTGATTGCAACAATCGTATGAGTCTGTGCAGAAGAAATGCCAGTTATATTGCTTCCATTTGCTAAAACTTGTGAAGGCAATTTAACTTGAAGCGTTTTAGTTCCAGAGTTGTATGCAACAACCGTTCCTTCGGCGGTCGACTTATCATATGTTGAACCCTGATACACAATTTCACCAACTGTATAGCCAATTGGATATGTTTCTGTGGTTTTTAAACTGACGTTTAGAGATGCGTATTTTTGTTTGATGTGTTTTTCAAATTCATATGGACCAAGAACCCAATCAAATTGCGGATCAATCAGCTGATTGACTAGTAAAAGAATCCAATGTTTCTCAGGATCTCCATACACGCGATGAGCAATCTGCTCTGGAGTTTCTCCACCCTTGACTTCGTATTTGAAGAAAAGATTTTGATTAGAAATTACTTGATCTAAAAACTTTACACGTGCAGTTAAGTCTGGAACAAGTTTAGGATTCAACCCTTCCTTGTTTACAGAATATAATACTCTAGGAAATTTAATAAAATATGACATTAATATCCGTTTCCTATATCGTTCTTTGTGATGACAACACTTTCGACGAATGATAAGTCTAGACTGATGGAAGCTGGAACCCCATCTGTAGTAGTCGCAAATGTATCTAATTGAGCAGCGTAGTTTGTATTGATTCCTGCAAGCATACAAGTTGCTACTCTAGGAATTGATAAATTTTCTTCTAGTCTACCATTCACTCTGCGGAGAAATTGAATCTCAAACTGATTGGGTGGTACGATGTATCTGCTGCCTGTCCCAGATTGAGTGTCTATGTTACCGCCAGCACTTTCTGTTGCTGCATGAAAACGAAATGCGCGAATAATCTTTATCACTTCTTGCGCTTCTTCTTTATTTCTTGGCGCAAATCTGAACTGGAACAAGAATTCTCTTGGTTGAGTTCCACCATAAATCATCTCAAGCATTGGATTCACTGCATAACCGTATCCTGCTAATAATGCTTCTGGGGCACGAGTTCCTAAAATTCCTGCTTTGGAAGCAAGTTCTGCAGCAACCTCAAGACCACCGATATTTGAACCCCCGAATGCCCTCAGTTGCGATAAAATTCCAGCTCTTCCAGCTGCTGCCGTCAATGATGCAGGTTGATAGTCGTGTTTATCTTGATTTACCATTGTGTCTGGCATATAAAGAGTGATTGATTGATCAATCCGATTGGTTCTTTTGCCATATGAAGAATTCTCGCCCTGCATAAAATATTCAAGCCCAAATTTGCCAATACCGACTAGATCGAGCGCAGCTTGTGAGGCACTCCCTAAAAGTGGAATTGCTTGATTTATGCCGCTTGTTAAGAAAAATGCTGAGGTTGCGCCTGCAGCACTTATCGGAAATTTAGGATTATTTTTAAATTGTTCTGGTAACTGTCTTACTGGAGGAACTGTATCTGGTGCAGTTGCATAAGAATTATTCTGTTGGTATACCGTAAATTGAATTGCGTTTTTAAATTCTGCAGTCGGGTCTGCAAGAGCCTTCGGATAATATAAATGCATTGGCTCGGCTTTTTTACGTTTTGAACCCGTAACAACTACTCCTTCAAGTCTTTGCCCATCAATCGGAGCATTTGTACCAGTTACAACAACCTCCTTTAATGTATCGCCACCAACTCGAGTTCCACCTACAATAACCTCATCTAATCGATCCCCTTGTCTAGTTCCAGAAACGAAAACTTCTTCAAGAGTATCCCCTGGATTAAGTGCAGAAGGTTGGGAAGTAGTTGTGCTCATCTATAATTCCTATAAATAATTGATGGCTTACAGCGGAAAATACAATCCAAAAAATATCAACAAATATTTAGGCGACCATAAGAACATCTGGTACAGAAGTCTTTGGGAACGTCGAGTAATGGTGCATTTGGATGAAAATCCGAACGTGATTGGTTGGTCAAACGAAGAGATCGTTATTCCATATTTATCCCCTGTAGACGGAAGATGGCATCGATATTTCCCAGATTTCTATGTTAAAGTTAAGAATAAGAATGGATTAGAAGAAAGTGTTATTTTAGAGGTCAAACCTAAGAGCCAAGCCGCCCCTCCTAAAATGAAAAGTCGAGTAACAAAGCAATATATTCAAGAAGTCGCAAACTGGGGAGTGAATGAGGCTAAATGGAAGGCAGCGACAGAATATTGTAAGGATAGGAATTGGAAGTTTAACGTTATAACTGAAGATCATCTAGGTATCTAATGCCATCATTATTTGAAAAAATAGACCGTCAAATGTCTAAAGCAGGCATAACGCATCGCACAGAACAAGCCAAGAAATTCATACAAAGTAAGGTTGCTGAGGCTAGAATTCCTACAAATAGATCTAACATTCTGAATGACGCTAAACGAATCACTCCATTCGCAGCTGTCGGTCGTATGTTTTTCTTTAGATATGATCCACTGACAAAAGAACGATTGTCACAATGGGACGAGTTTCCGCTGGTGATTCCAACAACGGTCACAGGCGATGGTTTTACTGGAATAAACTTTCATTTTCTCCCACCCCAAAGTAGACTCGCAATTCTTGGCAATTTATACATGTTCTTGAATAACGATAAATATGACGATAGTACACGATTTGTTATGTCTTATGATTTATTGAAAGGCATGAGTAAATTCTCAGGTATTCAACAGTGTATGCGCAGATATTTGTATGATCAGATGCTATCACCAATAATTTACATTGAGCCAAATTACTGGGAAACTGCTATATTCTTACCTGTTGAAAATATGAGGAGTTATGGATAATGGCATTTGATACATATAGTGCATTAAATATATCAGATTTTATCAGTCGAACCAAATTTGATGGTTTTTCTAGACTGAATAGAATTGCTGTTCGTATTAATCCTCCTGCAGCACTAACGCGAGGATTTAAAGCCGATTCATTTACCTATTATGCAGAAGCAGTAACGATTCCATCTTATGACTTGCTTCTTAATACAATTAATTTAAATGGTCCAGCTGTAGCATATCCAACTAGATCTGACTATAATCAAGCAACTGTTACATTTTTGGTTGATGACCAGATGTCACAAAGAAAGTTTTTTGACGCTTGGGTAAACTATATTAATCCTAAAGAAAGAGGATTTGATTTGCGATATAGAGATGATTATATCGGAAAAGTGACCATGTATCAAATTACTGAAGATGGTAGATCTATTTCTTATGGTATTGAATTATTAGAAGCATATCCTTTCCAGGTGGGATCAATTCGAGGAAATTGGTCTGAGCAAGAAGTTTCTAGACTTGATGCGAGTTTCTCATATCGTTACTGGAGAAATTTGAAGAGTTCAGAAACTGAAAATAATAAGATTATTGATGAACTTCTTGGCGTTACTGTTACTGGAACAAGAAAGGAAGAAACACTACTTGGCGTTACTGTCACTGGAACTCGTAGTGATGCAGATACGCTCGTTGGTGTTACTGTAACAGGACAGAAAAGATCAACTGAAGTTCTTGAGAGTGTTGTTGTGACTGGCAGAAGAAAGCCATCAATCACAACACCTAAACCAAACGGAAGACCAAAAGTTCAACCAAAGAGACCTGCAAAGTTTACAGGTGGTGGAGGCGGATTTGCTGGTGGTGGGGCGAGCGGAGGATTTTAATTCTTAATGGAGTAAATTATGGCTATACCAAAAATTGATTTACCGACTTATAAAGTGAGGCTTGAATCGTTAGGGAAAGATGTTGTCTTTAGACCATTTGTGGTAAAAGAAGAAAAGATTCTCCTAATGGCTCTAGAGTCACTTGATTACGATACAAGCATTGAAGCGATTAAACAAATTATTCGAAATTGTGT